GCACATGGGTGAAGGCAAAGCTATGAACCTAGCACGTTACATGACCATCGTTGACCGCAACGGGGTAGTCAGCTACCGCTACAACCCACCCACTGATGCTGTTGAAGCTGGTGTTGTCAGGCGTGAAAGCCTTGGCACCAGCCTAGTCAATGCCATCAACAAAGCAAGCGAGTACAACGACATCCTTGATAACTGGCGCAAGGAACATCGCTACCTTAAGCACCTCACCACCAAGAGCACAGTGTTGGATCTGGTCAAGAGCTACACCAACTCCATCGACTACAACAAGCTGTCAAGCAAGAGCAAGGAAGACTATGTCTACTATCTCAGGCGTTGGGCAGGTGACAAAGCAACACACACTACGCTGTATGCCAGCAGGATTGCTGACCTGACAACACCAGCTATGCAGCGCATCTATGACTTGCATGCCGCACACAGTGTTAGCTTGGCTAGTCATGTGTTGGCCGTGTACAGGTTGATGTTTAGCTTTGCCATTCGTAATGGCTTCACCACCTTCAATCCATTCAAGGAAGTGAAGAAGCAAACAAGCAAGCCAAGGCGTGTGACATGGGAGCGTGACGACATCAAAGCTTTCATGACTACAGCGTTCAGCAACTATGAGACACGCAGCTTAGGACTCATTGTGTACACAGCCTATTGTGCAGCACAACGTCTTGGTGACATGAGGCTGCTGACATGGGACAGCTACAACATTGACACTGGTGTGTTGTCGCTGACACAAAGCAAGCGCAGGGCTAAGGTGTCTATCCCGCTGCCTCAAGACCTGCAACAAATGTTGAAGCAGCAACACACTGAGATGGGCTGGCAACAGTATGTATTCCCTACACAGCGCACTGTTGCTGGCATACTACAGCCGTACAGTTTGCAGGGCTTGGCTAAGGCTGGCAGAGCTATAATGGAAGACGCTCAATTGTCTACCGAGCTACAGCTTATGGACTTGCGCCGCACTGCCGTGACAGAGATGGTGATGGCTGGTGTAGCAACCACTAACATCATGAGCTTGACAGGGCATGCTACACCATCAAGCTTGACACCATATGTCAGACACACTCTCAAGGCTGCGACAGTGGCACAGGACATGAGAGATTTACAACCAATGTTTTAAGGAAACAAATGACAGCCAATCTAATATGGGCAACACCAGACGCTGACAAGCACATCGGCTATTGCGCCCGTGTCAGCAACCCCGGCAACCAAGACAACCCCAACGTTGCAGGGCTGCTTAAATATTGTGCAAAGAATGCTCATTGGTCTGTGTTTGAAATGGCTAGTGCTTGTATCGAAGTGTCCACCACCCGCGACATTGCACGACAAATATTGCGACACAGAAGCTTTAGCTTCCAAGAGTTCTCGCAAAGATATGCTAATGCTACACAGCTTGGTGAGTTTGCTATTCGCGAATGCCGAATGCAGGACAACAAGAATAGACAGAACTCTTTAGAGACAGACAACTTTGACCTCACCATATGGTGGGCAGCAGCACAGGCTAGGATGGTTGGTGAGGCTGAGTATTTATACAGCGAAGCATTGCATCGTGGCATTGCCAAAGAACAAGCACGTGCTTTGTTGCCTGAAGGATTGACACCATCTAAGCTGTACGTCAACGGCACTATGCGTAGTTGGATTACATTCTTGCAAGCACGACTCGACCCATCCACACAGAAAGAACACAGGTTGGTGGCACAGGATGTGTTGGCTGTGTTGCGTGATGTTGCTCCGGTGACAGTGTCTGCTTTCTTTGGAGAACAACAATGACCTGCACCTGCCATTCATCTAGCCCTTTCTTGTGGGCGCAGCATCCTCAACCATCCATCTTCGTTGACAACACAGCCTTCAAAACTAAACAGTCTGCTAAGACAGGTTCTCAGTTGGCAAGTGAAGTTGTTGATCGTAAGCGCAAAGACAACTCCGGTACAATCTATGGCAATGCACATGACAGAGAGCAAGCCATTATACGTAGCAAGTTGATGAATATTTACAGCAAGGCAGGTACAAAATGAAAGTGTTTATTGGAAACTATCAAGACGACAACAGCCCTCGACAAGAGGATGTATTCTTGGACAAGTGGGATAGCTGGAATGCTGACAACACCATTGCTCTCATTGCTGCACCGCTGCTTCAACAACTGAAGCTAACCAAGCATGGCTCAGGTAGGGTGGATGACAAGGACGTACCTGAAGAGCTACGCAGTACGTCAGCACCGCCAAAGGAAAACGAATGGGACATTGATGACAATTGGCACAAGCGTTGGGATTGGGTGTTGGATGAAATGATATGGGCTATGACAGAACATGCTGATGGTATGGGTGAGCAGAAGTTCTTTGACCACAGTGAGGTCGATGAAGAGGCCGACATCTTTGAACAGGTGGAGAAGATCATGTGTGACTACGAAGGCTTGGATGCCTACCACAAATGTAAGCAACGTGGCTTTGTGTTGTTTGGTAAATACTTTCAGAACTTGTGGACCTAACAATGAACAACTATGAACAAACAACACAGGAAGTGCGCGATGCTTTCAATGCATTGTGCAAACACTGTGTTGAAGCTGCTGTTAAGGCCGAGCGTGAGGCATGTGCAAAGGTGTGTGAGTCATTGTTTGATATGGATGATGATTCATGCAACGAGGCAGAACAATGCGCCGCCGCCATCCGAAACAGGAGCAACAAATGAACATTGAACAAGGCATCGTAGCCGCCACAGGCATAGGCTACCTCATCGTCGGTGTGTTGCAATGGAGCAAAGGCGAGATGAGCAACGGTATGATCTGGACAGGCTATGCCTTCGCTCAGATTGGGCTGTGGCTCAACATCAAATAACTATGGCATTCATACAGACTCACGTTAGCTGTGAACACTGCGGCTCCAGCGATGGAGCCAGTATCAACGACGACCACTCCACCTACTGCTTCGTGTGTAGCACACACACACCATCAACTGAAAACATCACCATAGAAAGACAACACATGACTGAAGTAGTCAAACCAAAAGACATGAGCTTCATCAAACGATACAACAACGGAGTAGCCGTTAGTATCAGTGAGCGTAGACTAACCAAGACCACTGTCGAAAAGTATGGTGTAGTTAGAGATGGTGACAGTTATCTATTCCCTTACTTCGACGACACTGGATCGTTGGTGGCTGCTAAGATTCGCAACGTCAAGGACAAGATTTTCAGCACCGAAGGCGACTGGAAAGCTGGCACCTTGTTTGGTCAACACCTGTTCTCCAAAGGTGGTAAGACAATCACTATCGTTGAAGGCGAGGCCGATGCCCTTGCTGCGTTCCAGATGATTGGTGCTGGCAAGTACCCTGTTGTTTCTATTCGTAATGGTGCAGGCTCTGCTGTCAAGGATGTCAAAGCACAGTATGAATACCTCGACAGTTTTGAAACCATCGTCATCTGTTTTGATAACGATGAACCGGGACGTAAGGCAGCTAAAGAAGTCGCTGACATCTTCGGTAGCAAAGCAAAGATTGTCAAACATGATCCAGCTTTTAAAGACGCATGTGATTACCTTGCTGAAAGTAAAGAGCAGTTGTTCATTAGTCGCTGGTGGTCCAGTGAACAATATACTCCTGATGGTTTGATCAATGGTGACAGCCTGTGGGATGAACTCAAGAAGCCACGTCAGAAGCCTGACGCACACTGGCCCTACGCCACCCTTGACGGTATGCTTTGTGGCCTGCGTAAGCGTGAGCTTGTCACTGTTGCAGCAGGTACAGGTCAAGGTAAGAGTACGTTCTTGCGGCAGATCATTCACCACTTGTTGATGACGACAGACGACAAGATTGGCTGCGCCTTCCTTGAAGAATCACCACCGCGCACAGCACAAGGCATAATGTCCATTGAAGCAATGAAGGCTTTGCATCTACCAACAACAGATTACACAGAGCAAGAATTACGTGATGCTTTTGAGAAGACAATGGGTACTGGTCGCGTGACAATGTTCTCTCACTTCGGTAGCCTTGACATTGACAACGTCATTGCTCGACTGCGCTGGATGGCAAAGGGCATGGGGTGTAGCTGGATCATTCTTGACCACTACCAAATGATCTTGTCTGGTATGGATACTGATGAACGCAAAGGTTTGGACATGCTGTTGACAAAGCTTCGCACGTTCGTTGAAGAGACTGGTGTTGGTTTGTTCGGTGTGTCACACACTCGACGTGAGTCTGGTAGCAAGGGTGCTGAGAACGGTGCAGAGATGACGCTGTCTTCGCTGCGTGGTACAGCAGGTATTGCTCAGTTGTCTGACGCTGTGATTGGATTGCAGCGTGACCAACAACATGATGACGAGCGAGTGCGTAACACCACCTGTGTCAGATTGTTGAAGTCACGATTTACAGGTGAGACAGGGCCAGCAGGTTTCTTGTTGTTCAACAAAGACATGCAGCGACTCATTGAGATTGATGATCCGACACCAGACGATCAAGATGTGTTGTAATATTTAGAACATATGTTATACCTACTATGTTCAAATACTAGGAGGTATAATATGAGAACACATAAAGTTTGTAATGAGTGCGGTGAGAATAAGGTTGTTGAGGACTACTACGCTAGGCAGTGTAAGCACACCAAGAAAGATGGAACTATTTCGTACTACACCTATCTTAAACCAATCTGTAAAAGTTGTTGGGATAAGGAATCTAGGCAGTGGTTTAGAAAAAACTGGCTTCAACACTTGGTTCAACAAGCAAAGAACCGTGCAAAACAAAAAGGAGTTCCGTTTGACATCACCATTAAAGACATAGAAGTTGTGAAGCTCTGTCCGTATCTAGGTATTGAACTCAAACAAAACCTAGACGCAAAAGGTCCATCTCATAACTCACCAACAATTGATAGGATCGTTCCTGAAAAGGGATACGTTAAAGGAAATGTACAACTTATGTCTCATAAGGCAAACGCAATGAAGTACAACGCAAGCATTGATGAACTTCTGTATTTTGCTAATAAGATAATTGAGTTGCACTCCGCATATGAAAAGGTAAAATGAATATGAGCGAAGTAGAACAGTATTGGGAAGCCATTAGAAAGAAATGGCCCACCCCTACACCAAGCTATCACCAGCTTGACCCAATGGAACAGATGATGTTGGTGCAGAGTATTAACATCTTGTTGCAGATACTTAATAACAGGAGAGTATGATGAAAACCTATGCAGAACTTGAGCGCGATGCTTACATGGCAGGCAACACAGAACTGGCTAAGCTTTATGCTGAGCTTGATGATGTTGATCATAACTTGTATGTGTATGAACAACTGAGGGACGACAATGAGTGATGGAGGCAAGGGCAGCACACCACGACCACGTTCTGTAGCTGACGAAGAATGGGCCAGCCGATGGGATGCTATATTCGGCAGAGACAAACCTGAAGAAACTAAAAAGGACAACGATGACGATATGGTTGAACCGTTGCCTGATCGAAGGTGACTTCTTAAAACTCTGCACCACTGAGGCAGACTACTATCGCACACTGAGATATTTGAAGGTGCCGATATCTGATTGGGATAGATGGTTGATGGCTGAATCATTGGCTACCACACATTATTTCAACACACCAAAGGGCAATAGAGTCACCATAGTTTGCATACCTGTGAAGCCTGCAGAAGATGGTATCGACGTTGCAACATTGTTAGTACACGAGGCTGTACATGTGGTGCAGGAATACTTCAGGTATATCTGTGAAGACAATCCCGGTAATGAAATACAGGCATACGCGATACAGAACGTCAGCGCTTCGTTGATGAGAGCCTATCGTGCTAAACTGTTTCCACCACCAAAGAAGGAAAAGAAAGATGGATTACATATGGGACATAGAGACATACAAGACAGCGTTCACATTCTCAGCGATCAGTGCTGACGAGTCGCATGCTGTTGCGTTTGAATGCTCCACCAGAAAGAACGAAGCCCCTGCCTTGTTCAGCTTCCTCGACGAGTTGAAGAAGAAGAAGCATAGGATGGTGGGGTACAACAACATAGGATTTGACTACCCTGTGCTGCACGACTTGTTGTCTGTACGAGACAAGGCAGTGACAGTGTCAGGTAAGGCTGTAGCTACACGTGCATACAAGAAAGCACAAGGCATCATCGGTAGCGACGACAGGTTTGGTCATCTTGTTCGTGACAACCAACAGTATGTACAGCAAGTTGACCTATTCAAAATCATGCACTTCGACAATCCCGCAAGGGCTACATCGTTGAAGGCGCTTGAGTTCAACATGAAGGCTGACAGTATTGTTGACTTGCCCTATGACCCTCACTCCGACTTGACCGATGATCAGATAGATGTGTTGTTAAAATACAACATGCACGATGTGAAGATGACATTGTTGTTCTACAAGGAATGCCTATCACAGATTACATTCCGTGAAGAGTTGTCTACTAAGTATGGTCGCAACTTCCTCAACCACAACGATACGAAGATTGGCAAAGACTACTTCATCATGAAGCTTGAAGAGAACATGCCGGGTAGTTGCTATCGCATTGGCAAGAAGGGTGAGCGTCACATCAATCAGACAAAGCGACCAGTCATTCACATCAAAGACTGTCTGTTCAACTACTACGACTTCCTGCGTCCTGAGTTTCAGCTTGTGATGGAGTGGTTTGCTGCACAGTCTTTGACAGAAACAAAGGGTGCGTTGTCTGATATTGAAGAGAGCGACCTTGGTGACCTAGCTGCTTATGCTGAGATGGTGACGAAGCGTCAGAAGTGGTTCAACAAACCAAGCGATGATGTTGTTGCTGGCTTCAAAGCATTGCATCCTATGGGGTGGGTGTCAGAGGAAGAGTTGAAGGCTAAGAAGAAGGGTGAGAAACAGTATAGCTATTGGAAGAACTGGAAAGTTGCTACCAACTTGAACGTGACAGTCTGTGGCTTTCGTTTTGACTTCGGCACTGGTGGTATTCACGGATCTGTTGAGAGCACCATCGTCAGTGACAGCGACACTCACATGATTGTTGATGCTGACGTTGCGTCCATGTACCCTAACATTGCCATTGCCAATCGCATCTATCCTGAGCATTTGTCTGAGAAGTTCTGTGACATCTACCAAGACGTGTACGAGCAGCGTAAGAGCTACCCCAAGGGCAGCGCTGAGAACGCCATGTTGAAGCTTGCGTTGAACGGTGTGTACGGTGATAGCAACAACAAGTACAGCCCCTTCTACGACCCTCAGTACACGATGGCGATCACTATCAATGGTCAGCTTAGCCTGTGCCTGTTGGCTGAGAAGCTGATGGACATTGAAGGCTTGTCAATTGTGCAAGTCAATACGGACGGCATCACTGTGAAGCTACCACGCAGTAAGCGTGACCAGTACGACAGAGTCTGTGATGCATGGCAGAAGCAGGTTGGTTTGCAGCTTGAGTATGCTCATTATTCCAAGATGATTATTCGTGACGTGAACAACTATATCGCTGTATATACAGACGGTAAGGTGAAGCGCAAGGGTGCGTATCAGCATGAAGGACTTGGCTGGCATCAAGATCAGGGTGGGCTTGTCATACCAAAGGCTGCTGAAGCTGCTATGTTGCATGGCATTCCTCTGGATGTGTACATCAAAGGTCACAAGAACAAGTACGACTTCATGCTCAGGGTTAAGGTGCCTCGCAGTAGTAAGCTTGTGATGGTGATGGATGGTGTTGATGTACAGCAACAGAACATGTGCAGATTCTATGCATGCAATGCTGGTGGTGCTCTCGTCAAAGTGATGCCGCCACTCAAGGATGAAGCAGAACCTAGACGCATATCGGTTGGCGAAGGCTACGGTATGTGGACATGTAATGATGTCAATGACTTTACATGGAAAGACATTGATTACCAATACTACATTGACGCTGCTGCAAAGCTAGTGATACAATGAAGCATGTAGGAAGCTGACCCCTACTGAATTGGTCAGCATTTAAATCAAAGGAAACTCAAATGAGTGACAAGTTGAAAATCAAAGCTACAGTTTACTGGGCTTCTCTGAACCGTAAGAATGAAATGGCTGATGCTTACACAGTTGATCTGTGTAACCTGTCTGACAAAGCAGTGGCTGCACTGGAAGACATGGGCATCTCTGTGCAAGAGAACCTTGTGAGGAAGCCTGAGCAGGGTAAGTACATCACCTGCAAGAGCCAGCGTCCCATCAAAGCTTTTGATTCTGACAACGAGGAAATCGTTGAAGACATTGGCAACGGTAGCCAGTCCATCTGTATGATTGGCAGCTACGCTTGGACGTACAAGAACAAGAAAGGTGTTAGCCCTTCATTGGCTAAGCTGGTCATCACCGACTTGGTTGAGTATGCTGATGGTGGTGGTCGCATCACTGCCGATGATGAGGATGTACTGTGATGACTTTTACAATTGATACAAACGAAGCCGCCTTCATTGTCCGTGTACTTGGACAACTGCCTACAGAGTCTGGTGCATTCCCGCTGCATCAGAAGCTGGTGCAACAGTTCCAAGCTGCACAGACTGCTGAGCAAACTGAAGTACCAGCAGCAGGTCTGAGCGACTAATGATAGCGATGCTTGATGCGGATATATACTGTTACAGGTCCGCAGCAGCATGTGAGAATGAAGATGAGCTACAGGCTATCCGGTCTGTAGACTCTCTCATCATCAACACTCTCATGTGTGGTGTAGACAAGTGTGGCTACGTCGACCAATGGAAGCTCTTCCTCACAGGCAAGGGTAACTTCAGAAACGACATAGCCATCACAGCCCCCTACAAGGGCAACAGAGCAGACAAGGTGAAGCCTAAACATCTGGCAGCACTGCGTGAACATCTGATGCAAGAGTGGAAGGCTGATATGTCTGAGGGTCAAGAAGCCGATGACACCATTGCCATTGAAGCTACAAAGCTTGGTGACGATGGGGTCATTGTTTCGTTAGACAAAGACCTAGACCAAGTGCAAGGATGGCATTACAACTTCGTCAAGAAAGAAGCCTACTACATCACTGAAGCTGAAGGGTTGCTCAGGTTGTACATGCAAATCTTGACAGGTGATAGTGCTGACAACATCATAGGACTTCGTGGCATTGGTAATGTCAAGGCTAAGAAGATGTTAGAAGATGCAGCAGATGAGACAGAGATGTTTCAACGTTGTGTTGAAGCCTATGATGGCAACGAAGATAGGGTTGTTGAGAACGCCCATCTACTTTTCTTACGTAGACATGAAGGACAAACATGGACTCCACCCTTAAAAATAATGACGTAGCTGTGGTGCTACGACCCATCATTGAAGACAATGTTGAATGGGATGGTAGCTTTCAGTTGATGGTGACTGTTGCTGGTCCTGTAAAACTTGATGAAGAACACATGCGTAGCTTGCTCACTGTTGCCAGTTACCTGTGTGCTGCTGTTCCTTTGATGGAAGAGAGCAAATCTTTCACTGAGTTGCTGCGTGACAGGGCTGAACAACTATCTGGTAATGTCCTCATTGGTGACAGCATGGTTCCGTTGCTTACTCGTAACACTAAGTGTGATGGGGGTGTGCAATGAAGAACACTTGCGATAGTTGTCTATACAGTGCTGTAGAGGGTGATCAGGAACCATGTGCCACTTGTTGTGCTCCTACAAACAACTGGACACCCATGCTGCGATACAACCCAGAAGATGTAGCCTTCAACAAACGAGCATTGGATGTTCAAGTTGCTGGCAATCACTACAAAGACTTAGCCATTCAACCAGTTGAGTACATTCATGCCAATAACATCGGCTACTTTGAAGGCAACGTCATCAAGTATGTCAGTCGCTGGCGTAACAAGAACGGTGTTAAAGACTTGGAGAAAGCTAAACACTACATTGATTTATTGATTGAACTTGAAGGAAAGCTTGATGACTAAAGTGACTGTCACCTTTGAAGCAGAGATTGATGTTGATGACTTAGGTGCTGAGTACACCAACGAAGACTACCTTGTCGAGACAGTTAAGGAACACATTGTCTATGCCATGAGTAGGCTCGATGCTGAGATAACATTCAACAAAGTTGATGTCGAAGGACTAGAATGAAGATAACAATCACTAATGCTGAGAACGGCTTTGTTGTAGCGGTGCAAGAGAATGAAGACAGCACCTACTACTTCGTTGCATTGGACGTTGATGATGTGTGTGCCATTGTGCAAAACATCTTAGTTGAACCATCTGACGTATTTGACATGACCAACGTTGCTTTTGAATCTGTACCACGTGACAGATAAGAAACGCAATGGTGGTGAGTGGACAGAGGCACGATTCAAATCTTTCGTGACCTCTGCCCTACGTGCTGCATCACGGCGCTGGCCTCCGAAGTACAAAGCTTTGAAGGAAGCTTTCGTTGGCAAACAAGTGAATGCAAAGACTGGTAAGATGGCAATGCATTACAAGTGTGTTGCTTGTCAGAAACTCTATGTCGCTTCTGACGTACAGGTCGATCATGTCAAGCCAGTTGTAGATCCTAAGAAGGGCTTCACTACATGGGACAACTTCATTGACCGCATCTTCTGTGAGATAGAGAATCTGCAGGTGCTGTGTAAGCCTTGTCATAAAATCAAAACTGATCAAGAGAAAGCAGAAAGGAAAAAGAAATGAGCTTCATCAAATATCAACACCTTGAACGCTACGGCAACACCGAAGTTGAAGGCATTGAAGTGGGTACATGTTATGTGTTCCCTAAGCTGGATGGCACTAACGGTAGTGTGTGGATGGACAAGACTAAGACTATACCGTTTAGTTGCGGTAGCCGTAATCGTGAGTTGTCAATCGATAACGACAATGCTGGCTTCATGAAAGCTATGGTTGATGACAATGCTGTAGTACCGTACATGTATGCCAACCCTGAGCACGTGCTCTACGGTGAATGGCTTGTGCCGCACACGCTGAAGACCTACAACGACGATGCATGGCGCAAGTTCTATGTGTTCGATGTGTATGACCGCAACAAAGAACGCTTGCTAAGCTATGACGAATACTCTGAAGGCTTGGTTGCTGCTGGCATCAACGTCATTGCCCCCATTGCCATCATCAAGAACGGTAGCATCGACCACTTCACTGAGTGTCTGAGTAAGGCACACTATCTGGTGAAGGATGGTGAAGGCAGTGGTGAAGGTGTCGTGGTGAAGAACTATGACTACACGAACAAGTATGGTCGTCAGACATGGGCCAAGATTGTCGCCAACGAATTCAAAGCCAAGCATCACATTGCTATGGGTGCGCCAGTCATTGGTTGTGAAATTGTTGAAGAGAAGATCGCAGCTAAGTATGTGACGCAAGCATTGGTCGACAAGGTTGTTGCGAAAATCACTAATGAGATGGAGGGGTGGTCCAGTAAGTATATCCCTCGCCTCATCCACACTGTATACTACGACTTAGTCACTGAGGAAACATGGAACTTCGTGAAGGAGTTTAAGAACCCAAAGGTTGACTTCAAAGTGTTGTCGCATTGTGTGACAGCAAAAATTAAAGAACTGAATAAGGAGTTGTTCTAATGGTCTTTCTAAGTATACTAACCCTCATCTTCATTACGTTGAAGTTGACAGAGTTCATTGATTGGTCTTGGTGGTTTGTACTGGCACCAACACTGTTTCATGCGTGTGTAATGCTCATCATAATTGTTGGTCTTATTATTTTTACAGTGAGGAAGAAATGAAAATCGAACTTGAAAACTACAGAGAAAACGAAGACGGTTCTGCCGACTTCAATGTCAACATGGATGAAGAAGCTAAAGAGTTTCTGCTTCGCTATGCTCTCATTGCATGTATCACAGATGCAATTGAGGCTGGTAAAGAAGCTACACCAACTGAAGGAGAAGAATGAACATCGATACATACCAAACAGAAGCAATGAAGCTTCGACTACCTACAGCAGATCGAACGTATGCCCTATTGAATTTACTAGCTGAGGCTGGTGAAGTGGCGGGTAAGGCTGCAAAGCTTCGCCGCGATGGTGGCAATGTTGAAGAATACAACACAGCCATTAAGAAAGAACTTGGTGATGTGATGTGGCAGGTTGCTGCTGTCGCTGAAGATCATGGGTTTACCTTGTCCGAAATCTGTATACACAATTTGCAAAAACTGTGGGGCAGAAAAGACAACGGTACACTTCAGGGCAGCGGTGACAATCGATAGATGGTATAACTTCTGTCCCTCCCACACCTAAGCAGCTTCGGCTGCTTTCTTTTCCTCTAACACCAAGGTATTACATGACATTCAAGGTTGACATTGACCTATCCCGTGACGCATTGTTTGATGAGCTAGGTCTTCAACGTCTTAAAGAAAGCTACATGAAGGATGATGAAGTATCTCCACAAGAACGTTTCGCATTTGTATCAGAAGTATTCGCCAGCAATCAAGAACATGCTCAGCGACTGTATGACTACTCTAGTAAACACTGGCTCAGCTATTCTACTCCTATCCTATCTTTTGGTAGGTCTAAGCGGGGGCTTCCTATTAGCTGTTTTCTTAACTATATGGACGATAGCGCAGAAGGTTTGGTCGACAATCTATCAGAAACTAATTGGCTTTCGATGATGGGTGGTGGTGTTGGTATTCACGTTGGTATTCGCAACAGCGATGACAAGTCCACTGGTGTTATGCCTCACTTGAAAATCTATGATGCTAGTTCATTGGCCTACCGTCAAGGACGTACACGCCGTGGAAGCTATGCCGCCTACCTCAGCATCAACCATCCTGACATCATCCAGTTTCTGGAGATGCGTAAGCCCACTGGTGATCAGAACGTTCGCACCCTGAACATGCATCACGGCATCAACATGTCCGACGAGTTCATGAACATCATCGAACGATGCATGAAAGATGACAGTACAGACGACAGCTTCAACCTAGTCAATCCTGCCAACGGTGAAGTGGTTGAGACAGTGTCAGCTAAGTATTTGTGGCAGAAGATCTTGGACCTGCGTATGCAAACAGGTGAACCCTATCTCGTCTTCATTGACACAGCCAACAAAGCTATGCCATCGTGGTTGAAAGACAAAGGCTTTACCATCAATGGTAGTAACCTCTGCACTGAAATCTTCCTGCCAACAAATGAGAAACGCACAGCCGTGTGCTGCTTGTCTTCACTGAACTTGGAATACTATGACGAATGGAAAAAGGACAAACAGTTTATCCTTGATGTTATGGAGATGTTGGACAACGTGTTGCAATATTTTATTGACAATGCACCAGACACTATTGCCCGTGCTCGTGCCAGCGCTTTGATGGAACGTAGTATTGGTATCGGCACACTAGGCTTTCATGCTTTCTTGCAGAAGAAAGGTGTTACTATTGATGGTGTACTATCTAAGAGTTACAACAATGAAATCTTCAAACACATCCACAACCAATGCACGATTGGTGACGCTATCTTGGTTACGTCACGTGGCGAATGCCCTGATGCACATCTCAGTGGTATTCGTCGTCGCTTTAGTCATTGGACTGCTATTGCTCCCAACGCCAGTAGCAGCCTAATCATGGGTAATACGTCCCCATCAATCGAGCCTTACCGAGCTAATGTATTCCGTCAGGATACATTGTCTGGTGCGTTCGTGTACAAGAATCGTTTCCTCAAAGCAGAGCTTGCACAGCTTGGTATGGACGATGACGATGTGTGGGCGTCCATCATCAGCAACGATGGCTCTATCCAGCATCTGGACGTGCCTGAGAAGCTGAAGGAAGTGTACAAGACAGCGATGGAGATTGATCAACGCTGGCTCATTGAGCTTGCTGCTGACCGTCAGAAGTATATTGATCAGGGACAGAGTGTGAACCTGTTCTTCCCTGCTAACGTGTCTGTGAAGTATCTGCACAGCGTTCACTTCCTTGCTTGGAAGAGTGGACTGAAGAGCCTGTACTATCTTCGCAGTGAGAAGGTTAAGAAGGCAGACAAGGTTGGTGCTCAGATTAAGCGTCAACGTATTGAAGATGAGATTGACTTAAAACAAATTGCAGATGGTGACACCTGCTTAGCTTGCGAAGGGTGACTATGGCATACTTCTACAAAATACAGCACGTACCTAGTGGTTCATTGTACGTAGGTTGTAGATATGCTGCCAACTGCATATCCTCCGAACTTCTCGTAACATACTTTACTTCATCAAAGAAAGTAAACAATGACAAAGACTAAATCAGATATTACAGACGAGCGTACAACGTTTAAGCCTTTTAAGTTCCCGTGGGCGTATGATGCTTGGTTGCAACATGAGCAAAGCCACTGGTTACATAGCGAAGTTGTTATGACTGAGGACATCAAAGACTACAAAGAGCGACTTTCTAAAGAAGAACAAGAGTTTCTGACAAAGATATTGCGCTTCTTTGTACAAGGTGACTTGGACATTGGTAGTGGCTACCATGACCATTACATTCCTTTGTTCCGTCAACCGGAAGTGCGAATGATGATGAGTGGGTTTGCTGCCCGTGAAGCTTTGCACGTTGCAGCCTATGCACACTTGATTGAAACATTGGGTTTGCCTGAGTCAACCTACAACGAGTTCCTGCAATATGGTGAGATGGTTGAGAAGCATGACTACCTGCAACGCCTGAACACAGCACCAGTGGCTGAGAAGATTGCTGTCATCTCTGCCTTCGGCGAAGGTATGCAGTTGTTCTCAAGCTTTGTTATGTTGCTCAACTTTGCACGTAACGGTAAGCTGAAAGGGCTTGGTCAAATCATTAGCTGGTCCATCCTTGATGAGACTATGCATGCTGAAGGAATGATAAAGGTATATCGTGAATATGTTAAACATCATCAAGATGAAACAACACCTGAACAGATTAAAGAGATTGCTAAGGAGATGGTTGCTCTTGAGGACCAGTTCATTGATCTTGCTTTTGGTATGGTGGAAGTTGAGAAGATTACCAAAGAAGAAGTGAAAGAATACATTCGCTACATTGCAGATCGTCGACTCATTTCAATGGGTATGAAAGGAATCTACAAGATCAAGAAGAATCCTCTACCTTGGGTTGATGGCATGCTCGGTACATCACACACCAACTTCTTTGAACAGAAGGTCACAGACTACAGCAAGGGTGCTCAGACTGGTACATGGGACGATGTGTGGGGCAGGGCAGCATGAGACACTTCACTGTCAGCTATAGCAGCCAAAACAATGTGTTCAAAGGTGTGTTGCATGTTGAAGCTTCCACTATTTCTGAAGCACAAGACAAGTTTCTAAACTGGCTCATCAAACAACCATCATATGCACATCTATGGCAACTCAGCTTTGAGTTTGTTGAGATTGGTGCTAGTCTGTAATCTAAAGGAAAATATGTTTATCATTGAACCGCGACAAGGTATTGGCCTCGACATTGAATTCAATGAAGACATCTGCCACATTGCTGACACTGATGATGTTGAAGATGGTTTGTTTGCCTTCGTAGGCATCATCATCCTATTACCATTCATCAAAATCTACATTGGTGAAATGAACTTGATTGGCGGTAAAGAGTGATTGAAGTTGTTGTTACTGGCGGCATGCTCGTCACTGCTAGAGACAAAGCAGCAGAGATGGGTAGGCTACGCAACTCCATCATCAATGGGGCTGGTAACATTGCTGGCTTCATTGGTGAGGCCATTGCACAGCAGGTGATGGGTGGTGTACTTGCTAACACCTATGACTACGACCTCATCCTGTGCAACGGTAAGACAGTGGATGTGAAAACTAAGCAGACATCTGTTAAGTCTTTAGATACTTACGAGTGTTCTATTGCTGCGTTGAATACAACCCAAGAGTGTGACTACTATGCTTTCGTTCGTGTCAAGAACGACTTCAGTGTGGGTTGGTTCTTAGGTGTGTACGAAAAACAACAGTATACACTTGACAGTGTGTTCATGAAAAAGGGTACAATCGATACCAGCAACGGCTACACTGTGAAGTCTGATTGCTACAACCTCAAAATTAACCAACTGAAGGAGCATATTCATGCAACCCAATAAAGCCACCCTAGTCTTCACAGACGACAATGATGGTAGTCTCAGTATCCAAATCTTGTTTGAACCTGAGACACCCGACAAAGAAAGCAACGCACACGTTGCAGCCATCCTTGCCCACCAGTACATTGTCAAGAAAGTTGATGAGGCTTACGAAGATGAACCAGCCTGAACAACCTATCAAGCGCACGTCTGTCACCACCACAGACATGGCTGAGAAGACTAAGAAGGTGGAATACTATGTTGTGCCTGACACAACTACAACGCTGTGCTTTATGCACCTGTATTGTGGCTTTCTCATCATTGGTAAGAGTGCCTGTGTAGACCCTGCTAAGTTCAACATAGCCCTTGGTGAGAAGTATGCCTACGAGGATGCTATCAACAAGATGTGGGAGCTAGAGGGATACCTGCTCAGCAATGAACTCTATGGGGACAATCATGCAACAGTTTAAACGACCACAACATTTGTTACGTATCCAGTTTGAGAAGGGCTACTACGCCTTCAGTCGTGGCTGGCTTACTAACAGCTATGACCCATCTAGCTTGGCTGGTATGGAATGGGAGCGTGGCTTTAATGCTGCATACTTCGACAATCTTGCGAGGATTAAATGACAACATTCAATCGTCTGCATAACATGCGTAACCCCCATCAAGGGGACGCAAAGAAGGTGCTGTGTGTCTGTTCGGCAGGTTTGCTGCGTAGTCCTACACTAGCATGGATCTTGTCTAACGAGCCGTTCAACTTCAACACCAGAGCAGTTGGTACAGCCAGCGACTATGCTTTGATTGTGCTAGATGAGGTGCAGCTTCAATGGGCAGACGCTGTAGTGTTTGTTGATGATGGCAACTACCAAGTTGCCTGCTACGACCACAAAGAACTCATTGATAATATGGAACATCATGTGTTGAAGATTCCTGACGTGTATCAGTTCAAGCATCCAAAGCTTGTAGAGGCTGCAACAGAGCAGTTGAAAGAAGCGTTCAAGTTGTGATATAACATTGTCAGCGGGGATTCAGGGCATCCGTAAGTCTCATAAGCTCTACGCAGAAGTTTCGAGTACTTCCCCCGCTTCCACGTTCCGGTAGCTCAACTGGCAGAGCAACGGATTCCAAATCCGTAGGTTGTGGGTTCGACTCCTACTCGGTTCGCCAAACAATATGCAGTGGATAGTGTAATGGTTTAGCACACTTGTCTGTGAAACAAGTAGACAGAGTTCGATTCTCGTCCTTCTGCCCAAATGAAAAGGGGAGCTACATAGGCTCCCCTTTCTTATTGTCGGTGCTTATTACCGATTACCGACGACTTGCTAGTCCACCCTTTGCTTTACCAACTTCACCAACATCTTTAAATCCACCTTCAATGATGGCAAACTTATCAGCATTAGTTGTCGGCTTACGTTTGAATGCTCGAACAAATGCATCTTCTTGTGCGGCCTTATCAGGAGCTTTCTCATACAACGCATTAATAGCAGACTGTCCATACTTCTCTAAGAACAAATCTTGAGCATCTTGTTTGTATGAAGACAGTACAGTGTTCATCGTGCTCTTGATAGCAGATTGTTGTTCGTTAGCCGACTTAGCTTTATAGTCTGGACTAGCTATCAACTCAGCCACCGCACCTCTAAACTCTGGTGCAGCCAATTGAATACGCATGTTGTCCAAGTCTCTGTTACCCAATGTCTTAACAACAGAATAGGGCTGGATGTTCAAGCGCACCAACTCCTTTTCAATAGCCGTTGTAGGGGGCGTAGGCCGTGTTCCAGTGAACTGACGGGCCACAACAGGGGTCTTCTGTTCTGTCGCTTGGAACAGGCTAGGACGGCTCTGCAACATGTCACGAGCACCCGGTATAGGTGCAGCCACTGTAGCTACAGCAGCTTCAACACCCGGTGACACTTGACCAGCCATTGTTGTAGAAGCCTTGGCATCCACCACACGCATATCGTCACGTAATAAGTTGACAGCGTCATATATTGGATTCAGTACGTTATCAAAACGGCTGATGAAGTCACCGACAACCTGACCACCCTTCTTCTCCATGCTCTCGCTAATACCATCCTCTACTGTTTCTGCAAAAGTATTAAACACAGACTTTTGCACACCAGCAGAGCGACCCATACCCGCAATGATTTGAGCAAACTTGCCACCTTCAAAGTTACGAACACGTCCTAGCTGCAACAACTCATATTGGTTAGTGAGGCTTTGCTTTTGAGGATCGTTAGCGCTCAATGCATCTGCTTGTTCTTTAATCTTTGTAGCTTCTGTGGCCCGTTGTTCTGGTGTCATTGTTGTGGTGTACCAGAGTTCTTTACCGATGTCCTTCATTATCAGTGATGCTTCGGCCAATGCCATGATGTTCACATAAGGGAACAATGTGCTACCGTCTTTGACATTACCATCTTTGTCTTTGTATTGATAGAATGCAACGTCTGCATTGTCTTCACGGAATGCTATAGCTCCAACAATGGCTGCTGTACCAACAGCACTGTCCAACACTTTACGCTTACCGTCATAGGACATACCAGCAGCTTCAAGTATCTTGCCTTCATCACGAAGCTTTGCTGCTTGTTTCAATTCTTGATAGCCACCAATGCCGCTAATCGGGGTCATACGATAGGTGTAGCGTATAGCATTAAGTTGAAAGCGAATAAAGGGAGCAACGAAGTCTTTAATAACACCAGCGCCAGCATTGGTGTTGATTGCCTGTAATACTCTAAATGCTCTGTCTTCAAACAAACCTTCAATACTTTTCTCATCAGTATTTTTAAACGAATAAGAGAACGTCATCTTCATCGTATCTTCAGCAGCAGCTTTGAGCAGTGATGTTGGTACAGGCTTGTCATTAGCCATGAAGTCTTCAAAGTCAAGACCAACATCTTTCATGCGGTTCTTCACACTCTGAATAAAGATTGGACCACGAACAACACCGTCAACTGCGCGGTTGAAGATGTTAATGGTTCTCAGTACATCATTAACTGCGCCACCACCTTGTGTCTCAACTTCAGCACCAACGTTTGTGATGAGGTTGTTAAGGCGTGGATTGTTTTTTAATGCCATGTCAATTAACTCTTTAGTGTAGCCAGCATCCATCAACCTAGACAATACAAAACCACCGTCAGCAAAGATGGTACCAATCTCTTCCTGTACACGTGCAGTATTGATAGGGGCACCACCACCACGAAGGTCATTAACTATGCGTCCAGCAGACTTAATGGTGGCTTCTATGACATCGCCAGCAACTTGGATACCCAACGTACCAGTCAGGCCAATAGCGTTCATAACAGCCGTGCTAAGGCCAGCAGTGGAAGCAGCAACTGAAGCGCCTGTGACGGTCTTCAAAGCACCTAAAGACTTACCTGATAAATACTCTGTACCAGCGCCAGCGTTCAGCATACGCTTGAATGCGTCTTCCAAAGCTGGATCACCATTGGTCATCTTACGAAGCATATCAGCAGTGGACTTAGCTTGCTGCAAGAATGCACCAGCCTCTGAAGCCTGCACCTTAAACATCTCAAGGAAGTCGGCAGGCTTAACACCAGCACGTGATGCAGCTTGCTGAATGACATCTTCGTCTGCCACGTTCAACGCATCAACAATACCCTGCACTGTCCTAACTTCTTCGAGGTTGGGACGTAGGTCAGGGTTGTCTGTAAAGAGTTGCCTAGCCACCTTAAAGATGTCATCGACAATGGGCTTCTTCAGCACAGACTGCATCGCATCTGTGGGTGGTGACACTGCATCGAACGTAGCTTCACGTGCAGCTTGACGCTCAGTAGATGACTCAAACAATGGAGCCAATACTTGCTTTTCTTTCTCAGCAAACTTAGCTTTGAAAGCTTCAGTGGCTGCATCAGACTCTTGTGGCTTTGCTGTAGCTCTCAGGTCTGTGATGCGATCAGCAACACGCCTACCACCGGACGCTACAGTCTTTGCAGCAACAGCACCTTCAATCACCATACTAAGGCCAGCAACAACCGCTGTCTCTATGTAGCTAACTTCATCCTTCACAGCCAGTTCAATGTCTTGTTTCTGTTTGACAATGTTTGTAGCACCAGCAACAGCACCTTCAGTGGCTGCAGTGACACCAGCAGTTTTAAGCTGTGTACGCACCAACGATTGTGTTGTACGCAGAGCAGCTTGCTTGTACAGAAAACCTGCACCAGCACCAATAAACGTAGCAGAGTCTGTGAGTACATTGATGATTTCAGCAGCATAGTTTGTCGACAGCTTGTCAGCAACATCACGAGCCTTCAGAGCAATCTCTTTCTGTCTTGGTCCAGCATTAGACAACCAAGTGAGTTCACCTATTTCATCGCCCGTGCTCTTAACAAATGAATCACGAAATGCTTCAACAATCTGTGTAGGCTCTTTAGGAATTGCTACGTTTGGACGACGAGTCTTCAGATACTCTGTAGCAAACGAAACAATCTCTGGTGACTGTGCAGCAATCTTCGGTGTAAGTCCTTCATTGCGACCACCAAACTTCTGCTTAGGCACCATACCAAAAGCAGCACCACCCTCACCCTCTACTGGTGCAGTTACGCTTACTTGTGGTTTAGGTGTCAGCCTCTCCAACGCAGCATCTAAGCCTGTGAAGTCTCGTTCTGATGCAACCTCAATAGGCTTCTTAGCCTGCACAACAGGGGCTTTACCACCCGGCTTAGGCACCATACCAAAAGCAGCACCACCCTCACCAGTGATGGGGGCTGTGACGCTTGATACAGGCTGTGCAGCCATGCGTTCAATTTGCTGTGGTGTGGGCTTTAAGGGCTGTGTTGGTACATCATCCTTAGCTAAGTAAGCATCGGGGTTGAAACCACCAGTTTGAGGTGTAGCTTTTTCAGCCAAATACTTGTCTGGATCAAATGCCATATTAGTTTACACCGTTTATTTTATTCTGAATTTTCTTCTTAATCGCATCAGCTTTGGGGCCAGCATTAGCTGGTGTGTTGGCCCACACTAAAGCGTCTTGATCTTCACGAGTAAGTTCAGGTTTCGCTGAAGTAGCAGGACGTGCAGGAGTTGTTGTTGGTGCAGCTACAGGCGCTGGTTGAGTTGGTGTCGTTGAGGGGGCGGCTAAATCAGCAGCACTAATGTTGAAGTTTCGCATCAACCGTTCAGCAACAGGTGTACGTGGTGTACCGTCCGGTAGCGTATAACCATTATCCTTCAAAGCCTGTGCTGTCAGCTTACGTTCAAAAGCAAACATCTCTTGTTGTTGTTCAACGCTCATGTCAACTTTAGTAACTTTACTAACAATAGTTTTACCTGTTGCATCATCGGTATATGTTTTAAAGTCAACCATGTTTCTCCACTTCGTGCCTTTAGCATCACGCATCCGTGTATTTACATAGTCGCTAACATCACCCTTCATTGCTGTGTAGGTTGCTTCTTTTTCTTTAGGGTCGGCAATGCTTGTAAGCTTTTTATGATTGACAATGGAAGCACGAGTAGCAGCTAAGTCTTTATTGATCTCTTTAATACGAGCAGGGTCTTTAGAGTCTAGTGCCTCAACCATCAGTCGATTAGCACGGGCTTCTGCAGATGAATCAGCTTTTTGCTCAAAGGATTTAACAAAATCTTTCTGCTCTTTAATAGCACGAGCTTCAGGACTGTCCTTACCAAACTGCTTTGCTGTTTGAATTTCCTTAACATCAAGAGCATCAAGTATTTCTTTGCTGTTCGATGGTTGCTTCTGAAACTTAGCCATATCAAACTCAGCACCAGTATCAAACGCAGGACGTTTAAACTCACTAGCACCACGAAGCTGCTCAATAGAAACACCCATAGCCCTTGCAGTTTGTTCTTCGGCTTTACTGGCTGCACTAGATGCAACACGTTTACGAATATCAGATACAAAATTACCAGAGCTTTCTTCAGCCTGCCGTGCTGCTTTAGAAACAGAAGGAATTGTAGTGTAGGCTTTGAGCATCTCAGTAGCAGTCAACTTAGAAGCATTATTTTCTTTGATATGTACAACATCACCAACTTTGAAACTGGCAGGGTTGGCTTTAGCAGCTTCAACAGCCATGTTCATATAAGTATCATTGGTAGCAGCAGCAAACAACTGAGCGTCAGTGGCTGTACTATCGAAGGTTTTCAAAGCTTCCATGTTCTTCGTAACCTTGTTCTCAAGTGTACGATTCTCAAGCATCACCTTGTCATAGTTTTCTTTTAAAGCTTTGACACCCAATGAAGCACTCTTGGCTGCTGACACTCTATCTTCTTCAAGAGTATCGGCAGCAGCAGTAGTTGCCCCTAGAAGAAACGAACTAAGTCTAAGTCCCATTACATGTTCTCCATATCGTTAGATTTACGAGCCATCAAACCAGAAAGTTTAACAACAGGTGCAGATTCTTCTTCAGCCGCAATAGGTGATTTAAGTTTCTTCAGCGCTTTATTTATAATACGAGCAGGAATATCACCAGCATCTTCAGCTTCAGGGAACAGTGTATATTCAACATCATGTAGCTCGGCAAGCGTAACTAACATTTCAATGATGACAGGCATAACTAAAATACCAGCATCAATAGTATGAGCATTCTGAGCAACACCATTAATCATCAATGCATTTGCAATTGCAGCCAGTGGTACTTCGGATTCAATAAGCTCCAACATATTGTTGATTGAAGTAGGTGACGACATCTTATCCACATAGGTCTGTGCTATCTCAGCTACATTAACAAACTTAGGTGGTGTAGCCCAAGGACGGCTACGTGGTTCTGCTGTCCACGAGATACCGGGTGGTACAGGTTGAATAACATCAAAAGGACTTTGCTTAGCCATTCTTCATTTCCTCTCGTGATTGTCGAATGTTCTCGACAAAACTTACGATGACACTCATTTCGTTTTGTGGTTGCTCTTTAGGTTTTGAAGACGACAACAACCCTTTGTTTTTAGGAGCAGTCTTATTCTTTAATGCAATAGCATTGTCAACTTTGTTGTAATAGTCTTTGATGTGTTTCATTATGTTCCCCAAATGGCAATGCCTAGTTTAAATAAAGCCTCACCCCAAGACTTACTTTCCGCAGAATCAAGTTTCATTTTCTCACTGTCTCTGGTAATCATAGCAATTGCCAATTTCTCAATACGATCTTTAGCATACTCACCAGTCTTCCACGACATCTCAAGCAAGTCACGATAGGTTTGACTCTGTTGTGCATACTGAGCCGCCGTCAAGTCTGTAGCGTTCTTAGCATTAACAGCGTTAGCTGCATTGACAGCAGCGGTGTTGGCTGTAGACACTTCAGCTAATATCCTAGCATTGGCTGCATTAATCTCTGTAGACATTTTAGCATTAAAATCATCACGATCATTACGCTCTTGAGCATTGAATTTAGCCAACTCATTAGCAGCATCCATGTTGGCAACAGCAAGTTTGTTCTTCTCAGATGCTGAAAACTGTTGAGCAGTGAGTGCCAATGTTGCAGAGATTTTATCAGCTTCTAGTTTATTGCTGGCGTTGGTTGCTCGTGTAGCATTCTCAAAACCAGCATCACTCACTAATGAATTAACAATGGCTTGCGATTTGAAGATGGCTGTCTGTTGACGATTCTCCAAGTTCTTCATGTCAATCTGTAAGAAGTTCTGAGCATTCTGAACAGCAGCCTGTTGACGGTTGTTAAGGTTCTGTGTCTCCAAGCGAGACATAGCAGCAGCTTCTTCCAAAATCAATGCATTCTTTGACGAAAGATTGGCAAGGTTCATTGTGTTAGCAAGCCGAGCATTCTCCAAAGCAATAGTGGTGGCAGCATCAAAGTTCTTGTTAGCAATGTCACTAATCTTTGCAGCATTGATAACACGAGCTTGAAAGTTTTGATCAAATTCTTGACCAAGAAACTGAGCACGTTGTTGACCAACAAGCACAGCAATTTGCTGACGGTTGGACAAGTTCTGCAACCCCATTGTTTCAAACACTTTAGCGTCAGCAGCAGCAATGGGTGTAGCAGCCTCTAGAGTGGCCTGAATGATGGCTTGACCAGCTAGGCTACTAGCACCAAGACCACGGGCAGCAAGCTGTGCTGTAGCAGCCCTCATGGACGCAGCAGCCCAAGGTGGTGGATTGCCAGCGTCAAAGTCTTTAGTGAGTTTGTTCAACTGGCCCTGCACTGTCATCTCTTCAGTGACAACACCCTGAGCAGCCTGAGTCTTTGCAAGCTCTGTATCAACCTTAGCCATGTCAACGGCTGAACCAGACACCATCTCACCAGCCTGAAGCACACGATCAGCAGGAGCAACAACTTGAGCAGCTTCGCCCTGTGCAGCAGTGAGGCCAGAAACAGCAGTTGTACGTGGATCTTGTTGGGCTGCTGTTACCTGCGCCTGTTGTGACAACGTACCTTGCTCAGCAGTTAAACCTGTCAAGGCTTGCTGGACACCGGGAGCAGATTGTGCAGCAGTGACGGTTGGTGCAACAATTGGTGCAAGGGCAGTGACACCTGCCGCTTCAGCAGGAGCAGCAGCAGTGGCAGTAGTGGTTGGACCAGCTAAAACAGCCTGTGCTCCCAAACCAGTGGTAGAGGTTTGTGCTGCTGTGTAGCTCGGAGCAGTTGCTATGGCTGGTGCGTCAGGCACAGCACCTGTAACCGGAGTGAGTGGTGTTGTGCCAGTGCCACCGGGGGTAGGTGTTGTGCCTGTTGTGCCTGTTGTTGTAGGTGTTGTAGCGGCAGGTGCCGAAGGAGGCGTATATCTTTCTTCTCTTTGTTGATCCGCATAGTAGTCAGGTTCTGGCGCAGGGGCAGGAGCGGTAGCAACTGAGGCAGGGCTAACAACCGGAGACGGCGCGGTGGGTAAATCCATGATGCCGCCAGTCGCCGTAGGCGCGGTGTACATGGGCGTGTCGAGGTAGTTGCCATAACCAGAAGGAGGGGTTGATGACCCCCCTCCTCCAACAACAGGACGCTGGGCCTCTGGAATTTTCATCCAGTCAGCCGTCTGCTTGTCCATTCGGGCACGTTCAGCGTCTTCCTTGGCCTGCTGTTGACTTCTCCAGTTTGGATCTGTCCAAGGAGCAACGTTTGCAGTACTTACACCAGCTTGAGATAGTAATTCCGTTCTGTTTTTAGCAGTATCAATTTGTTGTTGAGCAC